CATCGGTTGTGGCGCTAGGCTGGTCGCTGTTTATAACATCTTCAGCATTATCTATAGCAGCTTTTACTCTTGTAAGTTGAGAACTTGCAGCTGTAAAAGTATCTGAATCACCAAATACAGAGCTGGCAGAGGCTTCCATTGTGTCAATCGAGGCCTCAGCGGCTTCTATTGCATTTTTCATAGCGGTCAAAGCTGTAGCAATATCTCCTGAAGTTGGGTCGTTTGTAAGAATAGCCTCCCCATCAGCTAAATGAGCTTGCATCCCATCAAGGGCTGCGTTTACATCTAATAAATTCTGTGCTACATCATAAGCTGCATCAGGCTTATTGTTGTCTATTAAGTTTCCAGCATAAACCAACGCATCTCTTACCACTGTAAATCTTTTATTCGTATTATCCCACAACTCTGTAGTGTCATCAATATCACCAATAGAAGTATAAAAAGCATCTACTTTTCCCTGAGCCGTACTGATAATATCATCCGCTTTATTCAGCTCGGTTGTAATAGCTCCTAATGCAGTTGTATCAATAGCTGCAAGTGTCATCATACCACTCATATTTTGTTGTAATGCTTTTATAGCAGCATATGTTGTAACCAAATATTCAGCTTCATTTGGGAAATTGGTAATTGTACTAAGACTACTTGCATCTAGAGCAGAGCCTTGATTATAAGTAGGAATTGAAACCAACTTGCCAGTACCAGTTGGGAATACAGTTACAAGAGCATCTTGTATATAGTAAGCGGGATCTGTCGCAGTAGCATATTCCATATCAGAAGAATCTTGTATACGACCTCTTCTTCTAGCAGGCACTTTTCTACAAGGTTGATCTATCGTACCATCATTCCTCATAACATGTAGTATCTTACTTCCCTCAGAAGTGGTAGTATTTGTAAAAGATGTTTCTTCTGCTACTCGCTCCTGCATATCGCGAGGCATAGCATTAATAACTTCATTAGCACCTTCTGTGATAAACGAATCTAAAGCAGTTTCGTCACTGAAAGCACCAACTAAATCTACTACTTGTGCGCTAAATGTTGCCATCTAATTATTTCTTTTTCTTTTTAGAAGATTTCTTTTTCTTTTTGTAAGACTTCTTTTTCTTAGAAGATTTCTTTTTCTTCGGTCTTCCGACCTTGCTTCCATAAGTTCCTTTTCCATAAGGCATATTAAAATCCCTTCCACCGCTTATCGGCTTTATTCATTTTATCAAAGCTTTCTTCGTAGGAAATAGTGTTAAACTCTACATCCGTTCTTTTTCCAGCTTCAGTTCTCATAAAAGAGTTTGTTGTAAATTTTGGCTTAGAAGCTCTTTTACCACACTCTCTGCAATAGAACCAATGCTCTGGATTAGGCTCTTCGCAATGTTGGCATTTAGGCATCTTAACCTAAGTAAACTATAATTACTGCAACTGTGTAAGGCGCAATCTGAACAGCGGTCATACTTTGAACCGCTCCACTAGTACTGTCTAGCGTCTGCCAGAAGTCATTAATTAACTTTGACAATGTACCTGCTGTACCACTATCTTCAGTTCCAGATGGAATTTGCCCTACTATAATTTTTGTTATCGTGTTATAAGCTGCCATACTATCTCCAATTTTAAAATTTTTAGGATTTTTGGGGCTAGCCCTTTATACGACCAGCCCCACAGTATCCAAAACTGCTTACCTTTATCTATTTAGGTAATTAAGCACTCGCAGATTCGACAACCAGAACAGTTCCAATTGCAGTAGGATTATACCCACTAAGATGCCAATTAGTACCATCACATAAAAATGTGAGTCTCATTCCTTCTGTCGTCTGAGCTACTGAACCGTCTACAGTTATTTTTGACAATCCATCAACATCATCAACCGTGCTGTTTGCAGCACCAGTGACAATATAACCGTATATATCAGTTCCGTCAGCACCAGTTGTTACAGAAAAATCTGCATCGTCATCACAGGCAACTGTGAAACAGAAATCAAACCATACACCTTCAGAATCTGAAGCTGTTGGCAGAGTTATTGCAACATCGTTATCTACTGTTGACATATCAACAAGATATAGAGTCCCAGACTCAGCATCTGTTAATGTTCTTGTCACAGCAGCGCCATTATCAATATTCTGTATTGCGCGCTTTTTAGTATTATAGCTTCCGCTACTAGTATTTAATGATTTATTATACACTCTTTAACCTCCTACTATAATTCTACTTGATAAAGCGCGTGAGATTCTGGAAGCGTGACTTCTAAGCCTGCTTCAGTAAGGATCATATCCTTTCTCAAGTCTTCATCTGAGTTTTGTACGTTAGTTAAAATTGATGTATCTCTATTAACACCATTACCTACTAATGGACGATAAGATACTTTACTCATATCAACCATTGCCATCATATTGGCAGAAATACTACGAAATAGCGGTTCTTTGACCAAATGCATAGTACCATGAACAGTTTCAATAGTATATACTTGATGACCAAAAGCACCATCGCGTGTTTCCATACCCATTCTATATGGATATTGGTTTGCACCAGTCGCTGTAGGCGTAGTAGTCTCAGATGCATTCTTACTATGAGACATACTTGCACTCAAGAATGACTCTGAACCAAGTTTGTTAAAGAAAGAAATTACAGGAAGACCTGCAAGAACTAACTTTTCACTTGCTCCGCCACGAGCTGGATCGAACATTACTTCCATATCTGAAAGCAAACGATCATATGTCAACTCTGCACTAGCTACACTTCTAAAATATGGTTCGCCAGCTGTATAAGTCATATCACCCGTACCAAGAATTGCTTTACCATTCTTTAGAATATGTCCAACAATACCTTCAGTATACTGGATAGAACTTACACGAGCTCTTTGCCCGAATAGCAATGCTCTCTCAATATCTACTTTATGCTCACGAAGTTTAAGAGCCCAAATGCGCTCCCATTCATTTGCATAACCACGATAACGAGTAGCAATTGCCGTATTCGACATTTCAGCTGCGGTCTTAAAGATCTGCGTATAACCGAAATCATCTTCGATTTCACTAGACCATACATCAGGTGATCCACTTCCTTCTTGAAATGAAGTACCAATTACTTGGCAATTATCATTATTAGCGATAATATCCTCACCTGTAATAGCACTATCTCCAGAAGTTACTGTATTAGATATATTAATAATCTTACCAGTAAATGAGGTAGATGTACCTAAGTCAGCAGGAGCGCTTTCTACACGGACTAAAGTCTGTGAATAACCAGCAGCTCCACTAACAGTATTTACGGCAAAGACCATTCCTTTTGTAAGGAAATCAACCGATGCACCGCCAGAAGCTGTTCCACCCGTAGCACTATCTGAATCAACTGTAAATGTATAAGAGCTTCCTGCGCTTACAGCAGAACCTCCGTTTACACCAGCAGCCATTTTAAAATTACGAGTAGTCCAATCAATCTTAGAACGATTTTCTAAGAACCGAAATACAGGATCGTCCGTTGGTACTTTTGCAACTTTTGAAAGATATACAAAAAACGGCGATTCCTCTGGTGCCAATTCGGCAACTCGGTCTGAAAAATCGTATAATCGGCGGCGATCAGGCGCTTGCCCAATACCAGCAGTAGCAGCAGCAGCTGTAATATCATAACTGGATTTTACCCCACTTGTAACAGCCATGTGTTACCTCCTATTTTTGATTATTTTTAATTAGGGAATTCTCCCTGCTTGCCCAGCTTGCAAAATTCTATCCCAAGCAGAATCCTGTTCATTCTTTCTTGGTGCTTCACCACCCTGAAGAATCCCAGCTGTCTTAGGAATGCTTTGAGTCGCTCTAACTGCTTCCATGTTCGGAGAAACATTGTCAGTTCCTTTATTATAATATTTACGATAAACATCGATTAAAAGATCAATCGGAAGTTGATCTCTCGGTGTGGTCGCAAATTCAATAAAATCACTGATATCCTTTTCATCCTGCATATTATAGTTGCTAGATAACTCATTGCGCAAATTCTGCAACGCAACTTGGCCTTGTATTTGAGACATATGTTGTCCAACAGCCTCATCTACCAAAGCCTTTTCCTGAGTCGTTCTCATTTTATATGAGGCAGACTCTGGTTTGTAATAGGCTTCCCATGGGTCAAAAGATGATTCATCAATTACATTAGTATCATCTCCTTCGCGTATAGTTTCTTGATTGCTTTTTCCCTCCAACTTATCTCTTATTGCCTCAACTACATCAGGTCTTGATTCAAGAACCTTTTGCAGTTCAGACATTGGAGCAAGTTGCTGGTACTCACTTTGAAGACTCTCATAATCAGCCTTTTGTTTATCATACATAGACTGAAACTTGCGAGTTTCATTTTCCCAATCTGTCCCGTAATCAATTTGGCTCTCATCACCTTCTTTAGTAATTAAATTAGGTGGGCGAGAATTGCCTTCACTAATGACACTATCTTGAACACTTGGAAGTTCTGCTGCCAATTGAACATCTGGCATAGAAACATCCAACCCTTCACGAGTTGTCGCTTGAACATTGCTTTCAGGACTATCAACTACACTATTTTGCACTTGATCTTCCATATAACCTCCTTTTAGATTTCTTCTTTGATTCGAACTCTACCTTTCGATATTTCGAAGAAGTTTAACCTATGATTATTGTTTTCCTTGTGCGCTCCCTTTCTTAGAGGAGCTCCCTTTATTTGCCTTTTGTACAGCTAACGAAGCTTCGGCACGAACATCTGCTTTATCAATCACACCTTCTAGTTTATTAATCTTGACTCTTTCCTTATATTTCGCCTCAGAGACAATTTCATTCAAATCGGTCTTAAATTTCTCAGTGATAACCTGTTTCTTAGCATGAACAGCTTCTCTGTCAGCCGTTTGCAGATCACCAGTAAGTTCTTTTATTTGACCTTCTAGTTGTTGTATGTATGACTGCATTTTCGCCATCATACCTTTTCGTTGCAATACACCTTCTTTGTCGTAGATCTCAGTTTTCTTTAAGACCTCGACATCATCTACCAGTCCCAACTTATATGCCTCAAGATACATGTTGTATTCAGCCATCTTGTTTGACGGCAATGTTGAACCCGATATAATACGAACGTCATGTTGACCTAAAGAAATATCATTTTCTATGGTCTGTAGTTCGTTTGACTTATCATCATACAATCTATTATTAACTGTAAATTCAGTTAAATCATTATTAGGTTGCACGATTTTAAATGTTTTCTGGAATGTATAATGTCCTTTCGCATAATTATATATGCATCTTCCAAGTTGACTTAAACTTGCTTCTATATCCTTTAGCTTAGAACGCCCACGACTTTCTCCCATTTCCGAGAGCATAGCAGTTCCGCGTACAGTATCAGGAGCCTTTTCTTTGAAGCCTTGCATCAACTCAGGTATTCCAAAATTTAAATCTATGTAATGTTCTACTCTGTCTATTAAATGATAAAATTCACCAGCAAGTGGTTGCGGAGCTGGAAAATGAGGCTCCCCAAACTCTGGATTATATTCCAATACAGCATTAGGATTAGCCCAATCCCTTTCAAGCTGTCCTACGTCATCAACACTTCCTTCAGGTACAAGAAGCTTAAGTCCAGCAGAAGCTTGCGCATGACTAAGTGTTAATGAAAATAATTTGTTTATAAGCCGTTGAGAATCTTTAACTTTTGTAACATCTGATTTGGGATATGGAGTATTAGT